CGAAGGAGTTGTGCACCATAATGGAAAGTGCTTTGCAACTTGAAGTCCCCTCTCCTAGCGACATCTCGCTAGGACCTAATTGGGGGTCCTTGACCACGGTAGATAAATCCGATAGTGTCCCAGAAATAAAGGAGAACCTACAATGAATCCACTAAAATGGAAGAGCGTCGTCATACCGATTGAGTCATACAAGGTTCTCAAACGGCTGGCCTCTGATGAGCACCGAACGATATCAGGGCAATTTACGTTCATACTCGAGCAATCGCTCGGTAAGGCCATCCCCAAGCCCCGCAAAAAAGTTTAGGTCGGGGGTTGGCGCGTTGGACGATAAAACAGGTAGTTTTTCCGAGATCCGCAGGTCGCTCGCCGCGCAGCGCAAGGAACTAAAATCGCTGCGCGGAACGCTTTTGCGGGCCATGGGTCGCATTCGCAAACTGGAGGAGCAGGTTGTTCCGGTTCCAATGTCAGGAAAAGTAAGATGAGGCAACCGGCTGACCTACTGGAAAAGTGCGCGGAGATATTGACGCAGCGTGGCCTCACCTATGGCGACTTTCGTCCCGTGGGCCGGACGATGGCGACCCTGATGGGCTCACAACTGGGCAAAGAGATCGACCCGTGCGACGCCATGCTCTTGGTAGCGCAACTCAAGATGGCCCGCATTGCAAACGGCGACCGCCAGGAGGATTCGTTCCTTGATGCAATCAATTACATTGCACTGGCCTGGGCAAGCTCCAAGCCCTCCCAGGACCGGTTCCAGATGCCCGAAGTTTAAGGGTAGTTGACACCCACATTTTTTTACCTCATATTATGGGACAAGTCTCATACAGGAGGGAAAGAAATGGAAGACAAGACGACAAGGGCCATGGAACATTTTGTTAGTTGGCTCTGCGAAGATATTTGCAGTCCGGCCACGCACCGCAAAATGACACCGGACGTTGACGCGGCAACGCGGTGGGCCGAGAAGCTACAAGAAATAAAGGAGGACCTACAATGAAAGACTGGACCGCAAGCGACATAGCGACGCTCCGGACGCTCTGGGCCGCAGGAAAAAAGGCCCGACACATAGGAGCCAAGCTCCAAAGAAGCCGCAATTCGATTATAGGTAAGGCCAACAGGCTTGGTCTGGTGCAAGGTCAGGCAGAGACCAGCGTGCGTCTGGTTGTCGTGCCCGACGAACCAAAGACCAGCACCGCCGCCGGATGCGAGTACCCGCTAGGTAACTACCCCTACACGTCGTGCGGGGATGCGGTCCACGAGGGTATGTCCACCCGGGCATATTGCCGTCGTCACTACAAGTTGTGCTACCGGGCTAGAATCGAATTATCCGATAAGTTTGTGAAGGAGAAGGTGGACCGGCGGCGCTGGAACACCGGATGGGGGCCAGCGCGATGATGCTTTCATATCCAGAAAGGCTTTTGCAAAAGGTCTTCAAGTGTGTTCAGGCGCGGGACGCGGCCCATGACCCACGGATTAAGGCGGTATGGGATCGCAACGCGGAGTTTTTCCGCGCCAAGCTGCGGCAATTGTTGAGGGACCAGGGCCATGCATAAAGTTGCACTAGCCCTCGCAATGACCTGCCTGACGGCAATGCCAGCCCTGGCAGACGACCGTAGTTGTCTGGCCGAGGCAATGTATCACGAGGCGCGCAACCAGGGCTGGGTTGGAATGCTCGCCGTTGGCGTCGTCATACAAAACCGAGTTAGAAGTACGCGATATCCTGACGACGTTTGTAGCGTAGTGCGCCAGGGGCGTTATTGGGAGGGACAGCCGGTCCGGAACAAGTGCCAGTTTAGCTATTACTGCGACGGGAAGCCCGAGCGGCCCTCCGAGCCCAAGGCCTGGAAACGGGCGATGAAGATTGCAGACTTGCTCTTGTTTACAAGAGTTGAGGTCGCTGGTTTAGAGGGCGCTACGCACTATCACTCGACCAGCGTTCAGCCCTCATGGTCCACGGTACTTGTTAAGCGAGAGCAAATTGGGGAGCACATTTTCTATGGCCGAAAATAAAGACCGACGCTGCAAAAAATGCGGCGGACTCGACGAATTTGTGTACGAAGTCAACTGGGTGCCGGTTTACTATTGTGGAGATTGCGATTCCCATACCGCCTTAATCCGTGGCGGTATGGGCGGGGCAGAAACAAGAGTTTTGACAAAAAAAACCCCGCACCGGGGAGGGTGCAGGGTTAAGTCCAAGGGAGAGACCGGGGAAATCCCCGGCGGTAAACTGCAATGAGGCTCAGTCGTAGACCTCATAACGGCTTGCAGCGGGCCGATTTATCCATCGTATATCCAATACATTTTGGAATCAACCACATTGCGTTATAAAAAAGGGGAGAGTTAACATGGCTAGGACACCAGAGGGTAAAGTTAAAAAAGTGGTTACGGAACAGTTGAAGCAGTTGTATCGAATGTAAGGCGGGCAATAACCCTGTCACTTCCAACCAAGGAGCTATTAAATGTTTATTGGAGCAGTATTCAAAGAGACGCCACGCCGTTTAAAGATGCCCGAGGAAAGTTTTCACCTGGATTTTGGTCCGGTCTTCCGCATCGAGGAGCGGGTCCTGCATTGCACATTTGATAAAAAATCCGGGGATCTTCCGGGGGAGTCAAAAACGTACCATGTGGGCAATGTGACGACATATGTCTACAAATTGATTTGCACCGTCGCCAACGATTACCTTGCCAGCGGGATGCGAAAGGAAGACGTCCTGGTAATCCCCGAGGAGGACGTCGAGCAAGCCATTATTTCGGGCTACTACAATCTTTTTGATACGACCAGGGACGTCACCCCGTTTTCCGAATACCTGGAGTATTTGGCGACGGGGGCGGCCTGATGCTGATGTTTAGGAAGACAGACCCCGAGACCTCCATGTTGGCGGCAGAATCCATGACTGACGAAATCCGAGCGTCACTTCACAAGCAGGTGGTGGAGACGCTGATGAAATCAGATAGACCCATGTCCGCAGAACAGATTGAGGATGTTCTCGGTCGCTCCATATGGAAAAGGATGTCCGAATTGGAACGGCTGGGACGCATCGAGCGGTCTGGCACACGATCCAAAAACAGGTCTGGACGACAGGCCGATCAGTGGGTGATGAGAGGCCAATGTTTATGATCTGCTACACTTATTTTACAATAAGAGGCCGAGAAGGTCCTTGGACAGGTAAGCTTACCGGGTGCTGGTAACAAGCTTCCGGATTACCTTGTCCGGCTTCCGTCAGAAACGTCGTGCTCGACGGTGCTTGGCCCATGGGGCAACGACAAATTGCAATGTTGTCCGGCCCAATCGTACAATTGAAGCTAAAGCAGTTACTGGCCTCATATCCCTGGTTCAAGCTTGCGTCGCATTTCTGTACCACAGCTTCCATGTTCTCAGGGCGATTGCTAAATCCGCTCGCCTCTTGCGGATAATACTTCTTCGGGGCAAACAAACTCCAGACATGCTCGCTATCCGTAGGGTCGCAGGAACCCTGCATGTTCCCCATGGTCAGATCAGCAATAGCTTCGCCGTTTAAAATAGGACACTTACAAATAACCTCCGGATACGAATTTCCGTCGCTCGTGGAAATCGTTCCACCCGTTGGCTGACACGTCGATGCAGCACAAAGAGCGTACTTACCTTTACACGTCGTTACATCAGCCTGCGCCGAGGAACTAAAGACTATCGCTGCAAATAATATGATTAAGGAACGCACGGGTATATCCCTTCAAAGGTGGTACCAAGGTGGAACTATATAGGAAAAGGTTTGGGGGTGAAATGCTTCCAAAGGCAAATGTTTATGATTCGTTCTTATAAGGTGCGTCATTATGTCGCACTTAGAGGCCTTGAACGTATGGGATTTATCTGCTATACTTATTTTACAAGAAGAGACCGGGAAGGTCCGTTGTATAGCATTGTAAATAGGACGATTTAAAACTCTTGGAGTGAGCCGTGGGCCCAGACGAGGGAGTCAACCATGGCTAAACTAAAGATACAGACCATCAAAGATGGCAAAGACAAAAACCGATTTTGCGGACCATCCGTAATATCGGCACTGACAGACCTAACAACTGGAGAGGCGGCGAGGCTGATCCGGCTACAGACAGGAGCCAAGAAGGTAACCGGTACGGATACTCGAGAGGTGCGGCAGGCCTTACTCGCTTGCAACATCTCAATGAGTGCGTGCCACTACCCTGGACTAAGCCGGACAACCGGACCAACCCTGGCCGCGTGGCTCAGGATGTCGAAGGAAGACCGGACACCGGGCCGCATATTCCTTATTGTAGCGGGCTGGCACTGGCAAATTGTCAGTGGACGACGATACACCTGCGGAAGGATCAGAGACATCGTTTCTATCAGAGACAAGCAGGTGAAACGAAGGGCTCGTGTTGCAGAGGTGTTTGAACTGACCTCGGACAACGTCACACGGCCCGACATTGACGTTACAAAACCTAAGCCCAAGTCTAACCCGGACTACTACCAGATCAGGAAGATGATTAATCAGAACCCGGATTTTGGCATTACCTACGAAAAGGATGACATCGAATACTGGGTTACTATGTCATCTGAGCTAGAAGAGCTTGCGCTCGACATGAAGCATTCTCTGCGCGACGAGCACTCCTGCTACAGTATCGGCGGGGTCCGGGATAGGATTGAAAAGATGGTGGCGTTTGGTAACGAGCACTGCAAAAAGATGACCAGAGATAACTAAACAATAACCACGGCCCACGGCTTGCTCGAAGAGTTTCAAAAAGAAGTACCGCCGGTCCCACTATAGTAGTAAAATCGTGAAAAAAGAAAAATAAAAACCTCGAGTATTTAGGCGGGACTGGTGGGACTGGTGGGACCTTTCTGTAAGCTCATATTCTATATAGGTTTTTTGGATTGTTGCGGTACCACGGGAGGTCCCACCTCTCGACTGGTGGGACCTAAATAACCCGTTAATTACAGTGCATTTTGGGAAAAAAGGGTGTAAAATAACTAGAGTTAACTGTTTCAGCGCGAAAAGAGGTGGGACCTTGGTGGGACCGCGTTGAAACTAAAGGATAAACACTGTTTTAGGAGGGTATTTTGCCAAATAAGAACGTCCCTGGTCCGGGGGGCAAAAAAGCCGGAAAAGTCGTTAAAGGCGGGAGAACAGGACCGGACCGTAAGCTCACGCGAAGGCAAGAAAAATTCGTAAAAGAGCTTGTTAGCAACGACGGACTCATCACGCTCAGAGAGGCAGCGATTCGATCGGGATATAGTTCCGCTAGTGCGCACAGTAGGGCCTGGGAACTCACCAACAACAACATCAGTCCACATGTCGTCCGGGAAATCGCGCGGTATCGTGAGGAATTAGATGAGCAATATGGAGTCACTTATAAACGACATATCAAAGACATGCACAGACTGAGAGAAATTTGTATACAACAAGGTGCGCTTTCGGCAGCCGTGCAGGCCGAGAAAAACAGAGGTTTGGCTGAGGGATTGTATGTAAGCAAGAGCGAAATTAGAACAGGATCAATTGACCAAATGTCCCGAGAGGACGTGGAGAAAGAACTTGAGCGTATCAGAGAAGGCTTTGACAGAGTTATTGACATCACTCCGGAAGCCGTCGAAGTCGAAGAACCAGATGCCGTCGAAGGCGCTGAAAAACCGAGAAAGCGGGTTGTGGCGTCTAATAAGCGACGGCCTAAAAAGAAGCACACGGAAAATTGAAACCACGCGACTTGAAAGCTGGGCAATCCCAGGCGTGCCAGATGTCCTACTATGTTCGGAAGGTGGCGTCTTTAGTTTCCTCGAGCTTAAGGTTTCAGAGTCGACAACTGGTAAGCTCCATCTATCCCCGCATCAATGTGCTTGGCTTAGTCGGCATGCCAGCGGCCCTGCTTTTATTGTCGTTAGGGACGGTTCTCTGGATATTAGTGTTTTTTCTGGCTCCGATGCTGTTGATTTGCGTATGGATGGTCTTAGCGCCGTGGAGGCTCTGGCTGTATTTGAAGAGCCTTACGATTGGGAAGCATTTTTCCGGTTGACCTCACCTATATGAAATTGGTATGGGTTAAGTCCTACCCACATACAGGAGTATTTTAGATGAACTACAAACCAATGTTCGAATTTGCTAGCGGAGATAGCCTTGGCAACGCGCAGGTGTTCGCGACTAAAGTAGAGGCGTTAGGAAGCGCGCAGGACAGGTTCCGCGTTTGGACTCTGCCAGGGCTGGCATTGACGTCAGGCAGGTCAGCGCGAGGTCTAGTGCTATTTTACGCATCTGGCCGAGGCAATGTATCACGAGGCATGCCGACGGGATATAGCGCGGACGAAACGTCGGACCCGGTCACCTACCGCTGGACTGCTGAGACCGGCGACGCTTCGCTACCTATATTGGAGGCCGCCTAATGGACTGGTTTGAAGATTTTTTGCAAAGGGCAATCGAAAGATTGTCTCTTTGGCTTGAGGACAGCAAGTGACCCGCTGGCTTGAGGCCGTGCGCGCCTCGGGAAACAGCGCGCCAACTTTAATAATTTGTCAAAGGTGTCACGGTAACGGATACGTTCTGGAGACAACAGCGGACAGCCTGACAGTACAACAATGCCAGGAGTGCAATTCGGAAGGCTCGGTAATGTTCAGTATGC